CTTGATCTCATTTAGTTGCTGTTGTATTAAAGAAAAATCTTGTCTTCTCATTTCATTTACTATTTCCCATTCTCCCCTACTTACGACTTGAGTTCTTATCACATGCATATCTGAATTAGTCAAATGAGCAAATAATTTTGCATCAATACTATTAATGTAACCAAGTAATATCCCGGTAAGAAATATTGATACAGTTACTGCCGATGCTGTGAATTTTGCTATAAAAGGTTGCTTGCGTCTTTCTTCGGACATACGTCCCTTTATTGTTATCCGCGAGGGCATTTCTACCCCCGCGGATTAATTACTTATACTGATGTTACAGCGTACACATCGAAGATCTTAAAGAATGCTCCCACAGGGCCACCCATCTCTAAGTTGCCCGGAGTCCCACCTTCGGTTGCTGTTACTTCTAACTTTACATACCTACCATTTTTAGCGTTAAGCGCTACTTCTTGCCAGATATTAGTATCTTGCCAGTTAGTAATGAGTGCAGCATTAACTGCCGAACCCCAATTACCATTTGTTTCACTGACATAAATATTAACACCTATTGGATCTAGGCTAGAATCACCGCCGGAACGACCTCTAACTTGTTGCACATTCAGAATTGTACCTAAATCAATTATTAATGAATGTACTTCCGCCACAGCATGACTCCATACACCAGTTCCATCTAACGCATCATCAGCATTCGATCCGCAATCAGAAGCCCCTACAAGATCAGCAGATACTATTCCAAGCCAACCGGTAGTTTCAGAACTAGAACTAGAACTACTAGAACTAGAAGAACTCAATGAACTGCTAGAACTAGAAGAACTGCTAGAACTCAACGAACTGCTAGAACTAGAAGAACTACTAGAACTGGAAGAACTTGAACTGAATGAGCTGCTTGAACTGGAAGAACTACTAGAACTGCTAGATGAACTGCTTGAACTAAATGAACTGCTAGAACTAGAAGAACTACTAGAACTAGATGAACTGGAACTAGAACTGCTAGAACTAAATGAACTGCTAGAACTAGAAGAACTGCTAGAACTTAATGAACTGCTAGAACTAGAAGAACTACTAGAACTTATTGAACTACTTGAACTAGAAGAACTGCTAGAACTAGAAGAACTGCTCGAACTACTAGAAGAACTGGAACTAGATCCAGAAGCAGCTATTGTAATTCCTAATCCATACCAGTATGATCCATCACACCAGAAATCAGCAGTTTCATATTTCCCGAGTTGTGCGGTATCGTAATCTCCACCGCCACCACCAAAACCTGCAAGAACAAAAACTCTGCCTTGATCCGGAGTTGTTATTGAAATAAGAACTCCTTTAAGGTTATCAGAAGCGGGTGGTAATGTAATTGAAGCAGCACCGGTTACTGTAATAAATAAATAACCATCTTTTAATATATCGCTTTCTGTAAGCGAATAATTGCTTGATTTAGTAAGGGTTTGACCCTTTTGGCTAGCAACAGTATATTTATATCTAGTTGGCTTAGGCATAGTAGCCTCCCTTAACTGCCGGCTACGGCGTTAGACAAGGCGTACCAATAACTCCCATTGCACCAGAATTCTACTGTATTATAAGCACCAACTGTAACAACATCAAAATTGCTTCCACCACCACCAAAACCTGCAACAACAGTGACTTTGGAATTTGCATTATCTCCAGTAACATAAACACTAACACCTTTTAGCGCATAACTAGCCGCAGGCAATGTTAATGTAGTTACGCCACTACAAACAAAAAATGTTGATCCATTTTTCAGTATATCTTGTTCTGTAATTGTATAAGCAGTTGTTTTAGTTATTTTTGTGCCTCTTTCATTAGCAGGCCCGTATTTAAATCTTGAAATTTTACCCATTTAATACCTCCTTAACATTAGGCATTTTTCAGCCTAACAGCTGCGCCGGGAAGCACTATTGCCTCCCGGCCATCGCCGTCAACTTGGTTTATGATACTATTGCACCCGCGAACGCTTTGAAATCAACCACTGCTCCGCCGTATTCATGTCGAACCTTATAACGAATCTGGTCATACACAAATACATTGTCAACCGTCGGTTGATCTTGTACCAATATCTCCGGTTCTTCCTTACCATTAAGGAATCCGATTTCAATACCTTCGATGTCAGAAGTCTTAGCTGACAAGTAATAATTATTCTCATCACCTCTTAAATATGGTGATACCTCAACCTCAAATGCATCGCGCAAAGTGTTATCTCCGCCTTCCGCATTCTCCGGGTGTTTTACAGAGGTTTTTAACGCTAATGCTGTTCCTCTTAAACCACGAGGCACCCACAATGTAGGATTTTGTGTTGCTAATACTTGAGTTATCTTTTTAACCACTACGTCAGCTACATGCTGTGCGTCAGTTGTACCATACAATCCTCTTGCAACAGTTATGGCATCGGTTGCCACAACATCGGCGCGAAGAATTTCACCGGCTATCCAAATTAAATCTCCGGCTTTAAAGAAAGCTCCACCACCTGCATGAAGATTCAATGTAGTTCCGCCAGCCTCGATTGTCGATTCCACATGATTGGCATATCCGAACTCACACTGATAATACATATCGTTCAATAAATCATATAGGTTATCGTAACCTAAAGCGGCAGTTCTGTAATTCTTGTGGGCAGTAGCATAAAGCACAACGCTATCACCGATAGTCGCTGTGTTAATACCAGTTGCACCATAGCTTAACATTAAATCAAATACGAACTGATTCAATGTATATGCCGCGGCTTTACCGAGTTTCTTGGGTAATCCGGCAAGAATTCTAAGATCATCATCGATTATCATTCTTCTCGTAATCGTTACTAAACCACCCTTAGTGGCAACTGCGTATTTTGTTTCGCTATCTCCAGGGAATCCGAGTTCCGGATAAGTAGGAGTTGCGGAATCAATAGGAGTTCCGGCAACAGTCCTTGCGGCCTGTACCTCAGGAAGCACACCAAACCCACCCCATTGAATTCTTTCTTGCAACTTGAAGTCCTTAATATTGCTAGTTACCGCGATCTTTTTCCACAAAGGAGCGATTGCGTTATATTCCGGCAGCATACGTCTTTGCATAGAAAAACCTAATGCATAAGAAAACTTGCTTCCGTCGCTTCTCTTAACCGCGCAAGCGCTTTCACACCCATTTTACCAGAAATCATTGGGTCATCAGTGTAAGCAACATACGCTTCTCTTAATGAGCTAAAACCTTCTATTCCCTTAAATGATTCTTTTAACTCAACATCAGAAGGTTTATAACCAAACATAATATCCATAGACGCTTGCAGTTTGGTTATTGGTTCATTTGAAACGAAAGATCCTTCTACATCTCCACCTAAATCAATTGTGGCGCCACTTTCAATTAAAGCAGCTAATGTTTCTCTTTCGATCTTAATTGATTCTTTCATTTCTGATTCATTGAATACTTTATTTTCAAAACTCTTTTTAATCTTTCCTTTTACCGGCTCAGGAAGATTGCTCTCATCGAGGGCTAATTGCAGCATTTCTTTGCACTCGCGGGCTTTGGCTTTTTTCTCCATATCGGCCAATTTTGCTTCAAGAGTCTTTTGTTTCCCGTCAATTTCTTCTTGTTTCTTCTTTGCTTCCGCAACAGCGTCAGCATTTCCTTTATTCAATAATAACGCTTTCTTTCTTTTTAAATCTTCCGGTGATAATGCAGCGTCATCGGATTTCAGTAATTCCTCGTCGGACATGACTGCTTCTTTTTCTTTTTTCACAGCAGCCAATAATGCCTCGGCTTCTGCGTATTTCTTTTCTTTCATTTTAGCAGCAACGGCTTCTAATGCCGGCAATTTATCAGATTTCTTTTCCTTTGCTTCTTTAACCAATGATTCAAAAATACTCGTAGCTTCTTCCTCAGTGATGTTAGCGACATCGACGCTTTCAAATATTTTGGTACTAAAATTCTTTAACGCTTCCAGCAATTTCTTAAACTCGTTCATTTCGTTACCTCCAAATTGTAGGCTTTCTATAATTTTGAGTAACTCACCGCCAGCCGCAGGTTGGGTTACAAAGTCGGTACTAAATACCCTAGTTATTCCATTCACTACTGAGATCGGTTGGCCGTTTAACATACGGACGCTAGATGGGCCTTCTGCATTAATAGAAAGTCCTAAGAAGTTTCTTAGTCCTTTTTTCCAAGCATCTACGATAGTTTGCTTTAATTCTTGCACTTTGCTATTTCCTTCAAGCAAATGCAAACTACCAGTTAATCCAGTAACTTCCCGGCCTTCAACATTCACCGTTTCATACTTGATATTATCAAGCCAACCGGCAGTCTGAAGTGGAAATCCTTCTGGTCGTATTTTCTCTATTGATAAAGGAACATGGTCAAAATGCTTATCTTTCCATTCATAGAAACAAACTTTTGATTTTTCGAATAGCGGAATTGATCTCTGGAGGGCTTCTTTTGTGTAGTATTTACCGTTTTTAGATAGTCCTTCTTCAATGATGATTACTTTCCAAATACCACCATCAGGACTACTCTCTAAAAATGATGCAATTTCAGATTGGATAAATCTCATATAATGGAGTTAGATAATTCCTTAGTAATACGATTAATAAGGTTTTTACGTTCCTCTTGAGCCACTGGTTCACTCGCCGGTTCAAAACTTATGAACTTTAAGCCATGCTTTTTAAGCCACGCTTTAGCTTCTTCTGCGGTAAATTGATTCTTATTAAATCGGTAGGACTGCGCTGACATCGGAGCATCAGCAGTAGCGCCTTTGCTCTTTTGGAGTATGATAGAAACACCGGGGGCAATGGATTTCCGAGCATATATTGCTAAATTACTTGGTAAAGGTTGCGCTATTCTAGCAGCATGTTCAGATGGCAGGGGCATATTTCTCCTGTGGATAAGCTGTTAATAACCTGTTAATAACTTTATCTATACAATATATAACATTTTTTTAACCTATTTGTCAAGTTTTTTTATTTATAGCCCAAAAATCACTGCTCTCTGTTTCTCTTTTACAAATAAATATCCCATTTAATTCATCGCCTGAGAACTCTATAATTTTCTCTAATTCCGTGCTCTCTGTTATAGCTATTTTCCCTTCCGATATTTTTTTGATCCAAGAAGGCATGGAAGTAATATTCAACTCACTTCCAGGTTTAATATAATGTATGCCCTCTGTTAAACTTATAGCAATATCTTTAGATGGTTTGATGTAAAAAGTTGCCGGAATA